TGGCAGGCGGCATATAAACGGAAAGGCTTCCCGTCGTTGCCGTGATCTGCATGATCCTGGCGGCATAATTGCCAAGGGCATTGCCATCAAGCGGCCAAGCCAGCGTCAGGTTAGCCGAAATCGAGAACGACTTATAGCTGACGTCCGTGGGCTGGATGACGTCCCCGGTAAAGACATTGACGTAGGAGGTCATACTTCTTGCACCGTAGCCGAACGATCGATCGTCCGGGTATCGTTCTCAAGCTTGAGCGTTTGAATGGCGCGGTCATACAAGGACTGCCAAAGCTGTACCCGAGAGTCGTTTTTCAGGAAGGGCATGGCCTGCAAAAGCGTGCCGTAGAGCATGGCCTGGGGCGCGTTGATCGTGAACCAGTTGGTTTGATTGGTTGCGTCTAGCGGCTGGATCTTCTCGTAGTAAAGGACCTCAAACGCATAAGCAGCATCAGGCGTTGGCGCAATGAGCCAGTTGTCGAAGTCGTAGTCGGCATAAAAAAGCGGCTCGTCTTCGGTTGTTGGGTTGGGCCAATAGTTGCGTAGGTACTCATACTTCCTCAAAAGCAGGGGCTTGCGTTCGCCCGCGACCGTGATGTTGAAGGAGGTTGTCTTCCTCCAGCGCGTAGGCTTAGCAATAACGGGATTGCCTTGGACCATAGTCGCGGAGACGGTCTCTTGCTGGCCAAGGATCTTTAGCTCGTCCGAGATAATCGACTCGGCGAGGTTGATAAAAGACGGGATCTGATTGATCGTCTGCGCGTCCGAGCGTTCCAGGTAGAGCGTGACATCCGCTACCAGGGACGTGTAGGTCATGGTGACAGCCATTATCGGTACCTTGCAGTTTTCTCGCGGATCTTCGAGGGTTGAGCGACAAATTGCTTACCGGACTTGGTACCCTCACGCTTAGCGCGTGTGGTGGCTGCATACTCAGCAGGCGAAAGCGCCTCTCGCGCTCTCCGGGGCAGGTACCGTTCACCGGTGGCCTTAGGCCCTTGCGTGGAAGGCTTGCCGGATTTCGTACCCCAATCCTCGCTCGTCCACTTTGAGAGCGAATTATCCGCCTTTTTAGGCCCTTTGTAACCCCCACCCGATGCTTTGTACTTCTGGGTCGCTAATTGGGCCTTACGGGCGCTCCATTGACCTGGATCACCGCCTTTATCGGAGGCCTTTACGGACGCGACGATGCGCTTCCACTTGGTCGGATCTGACTTGGTCGCTGAACTCATCGCATTAACGCGGCCTCGGCCGCCCTCCTACGGGTTAGTCCTGGCAAAACCCTGCCAGCGGCTTTATTCCACTTCAAGCACTCATCCGCGGCACCGTCCCAGTTATCGGCATCGATGCGCTTTTTGAAGGTGCTCACCCTGTAGTTACCAAGGCCGCAGTTGTAAGCCCAGCTTGTAACCGCAGCTACGCGCCTTGGGAAGGCTTTAGCAAGGCTGGGAGACATCTTGAGCAAACCTTGTACGAAATACTCGACGTGGTGATTAAGCGCATCCTCACACTGCTCAATCGTCCAGATCGTGCCGGGATTAATCTCAGGTCCAGTGGCACCCCAGCCGATTGTCCAAGGGTGACCACGGGTTCCGGGGTCAGGATAGGCTTGAACTCGTCCGTCAGGCAAACGCTTTGCCAGCCCTTCAAAGGGCTTGATCAGTACATCCTTGCAAAGCTTCTTTGCCTCTTCATTCACGATTTATTGTACTTCTCTATAGAACGCCCTACAAACCAGAACGTTAACATCATGTTCAGCATGGCAAAGTCGTCCTCGTCATAGCTCTTGGTCAAGACTTCAGCCCAGTTTGCATTGGTCTGGAAGGCTATCGTTAAGCCAGCAGCTTTGACAGCCACATATACGCCAAATGCAATCCAAGTAAGACCGGGGCGGGTAATAGCAGTGATAAAAGAAGCAAACCAGCCAGCCTCTTTTGCCGTTTGGGCTTGCTCCTTAAAAGCCTCCTTAATCGTGTCCATTTGCGAGATCGAGTAGTCCACATACTTCTCCTCCATCTTGAACTCGCCCCTCATTTTTTCGAGGTCGGTTTGGAGTTGGAACATGGATAACTCGTGCTGACGCTCGTTCTTCTTGTCCAAGAACTTCAAGACTTCAGGGGCGAGTCGAAACAGACCTCCAAAGATACTGCCAAGCAAACCGCCGCCGAGTAACTCAAACATCAGTGTTCTCCATTCTTATTGATCTCTTCCTTGGCGCGTCTAGCTTCACGGTCAATCTTCTCTCCGCGCAGCCGTCGGACCGTATCAATCTTTTCATCTAGCCGAATCAAATCGTTATCGTGCATCCGCACTCGATCAATCAGGGATATAACTGACTTCTTGGCTGTTGATAACACCGGATCAATTTCTTCGGTTGACCAGCGCCAAACGTAATACACCAGATATATAAGCCCACCGACTGCTAAAGTCGGAAAACCATATTCTTCAATCAGTTTGCTGACGTTGAAGTCCATTAGTCTTTCCGGTTATCCGCCTTTTCTGCGCGGGCTATGCGCTCGTAGTCAGGCTCAAGACCTAAGCTGTGCGTGACCTTGATGTCTATTCGTTGAAGCTGCGTGTTCATCGTATCAACGCGTTGTTCAAGCTGTGTGATGATGCTGGAAATTGAATTGATGGAGCTTGTAACACCTGCCAAGATGTACTTCAGCGTTAAGAAAACAAAGTAACCGCCAATGCAAGCGGAAGCAATAGGCAAACCCACAGAATGAATAAACACAAAAAGGTCAAGGCTCATATCCCAAGCAATTTCTTAACGAACATGGCCGCGACACCTGGACCAAGCAAGACGGCAGCAATCGTGATGTACAACAGCCACTCAATATGCTTCATGCGCCTGCTACCATCGCCAAGGCGCTTTTCGATATTTTCATAACGTGTTGCGCAAATCGCTTCATGTACCGATAAGCGCTTGTCCAGGTCGTCGCTCATTTAAGCCGCCTCTTGTTCCTCGGTTGGTACTTCTTGCAAGGGGGTCATCGGTGGCTTTGCAGCCTCCTTCATGCCGTCGATTAGTTGGTAGACCTCTTGGTACGGGCGGGTGCCCAGGTAGCCAATGATCTGATTAGCGAGTTCGATGGGAATATGAAGTTTCATACAAACCTCTTAAAGTTGAGTTGACCAAGGTAAGGGCAGTGTCACGACGGCTGGGGCTATAAGGCTTTGAATCTGCTGCGCCACCGATTCCTCAGCAGCTTGAACAGCCTCTTGGCCCATGGCTGACTTAACCCAAGCAACAACCTGCGACTCTGTAAGCTGATTGTATGGAATAAACGACTGAGCGTTAGGGCTGTCCAGATTGATCGTGCTGTAAACGCTTGCGTTATGTTCGCCATCGGTAGCATCACATTGCCAATGGGCAGTGATAACGACATTGTTGAGACTGCCTTCCTTTGGCTTGCAGTTAAGAGCGTTGATTTTCCAGTTGACTGTCATAATTTACTCCGGTTGAGTTGGCCATTGAACGTCCCAAGGAAAATCAGTTTGAGAAGGTACATCACGCAGGGCTTGACGGTAGGCTGCCCACGCAGCTTTGTCTACGGGTGCGTCAGCTACTTGGGTCCAGTCGGTTTCGGTGAGTCGTTTATTGCGGTCGTCGCGTACCGACTTGGATTGATCTGCGTCTTTTGCAGCAATACCTTCAGCATCAAGATCGGCTACGCTGTACTTGGTGAACCAGCGACCTCCAGCGTCTTGCTCAACACCATCTCGAAACGAAACCTGATACCTAGTTGGCGTGGCTTGCGGACCTTCAAAGACAACATCCGCACCCAATGCTTCCAACACTTCGTCGGTTGTGGTTCCCCAAGACGGTCCATTAATAGCCTTCTGGTAGGCTCGGAACTCATCCTCCAACATCACCGCGCCGGTTGCGCGTACCCTGATTTCCATAACAACTCCTTACGCAATAGCGAGGAAAATATAAGTACCACCGTTGGCATTTAAGCCAGCAGGGGCAGCGGCTGTGACTTGGAACCCAACGCTGGTGGTATCGACGTAATTGGTGCCGGTGACTTGAGCGGCGTTTGAATTTAGTGCTAAGTAAGGATCAGTGCCACTGCTAATGCCTCGTGCGCTGTCGTAGACGTACCAGTCTCCAGTGCTGTCAGTGCGCTTGATCATTACCCACCGAGCACCGCCAGTGAATCCACAGTTGATGGTTTGCAATGCACCTGTGCCTGTGTAACTGCCGACTTTAGATACGCCAGGACAGGTGGCAAAGAGGTAAGCGACATAGGTATAACCCGATCTATTATGTGCATACGCATAACCAGCGCCAAATGCAGATGCTGTCATTGAACTCCAATTACCAGCAGATGATCCGTTTGCATTTGTGCTGTTCAGATAAATATACGAGTTAACTCCAAGGTCTTTTTGATAAACCTCCCAAAAATCTGCATAACTTCTTGGCTTATTTATTATCAACTCAGGAATAACAGTAAGATTATGTGCAATAGCCCTATTGGTAGTGCCATCCCCCGTATAGCACACTACATCAAAGAAGCCGGGGGCGCGGCGGAAGTACCAATCAACATAAAGGTTATCTGGAGGAATACCGCTGTTTGTTTCACCATCAGAACCCAACCCGACACCAGACATTGCAGCCCATGAGGTTACCTGTCCGTTACCAGTGCTTTCTATTCCTGTAGAGTTTGTGACAAGTGACGGAGATCCACGCAAGCGATCCATAATATCATTAGGAAAACTAGCGTAAGGATAACGGCGAACAAAATAGGTATCAACAGGGAAACCCGCCGCTGTTGTCGTAATTCCACTTCCAGTTCCAGTTCTTGTCGCAGGTGTAAACACACTCGTCCCGCTCGTCGGCACTTTCATCGGGCCACGGCGGATGGCGATGTAGATAAATGGGGCGCTACTATCTAAACTAGACCCCAAAAATCCAGTAGCTGTTGGGCTAAAGAAGTTAACTGAAGAATACTCAGCAGCACTAAGATTAGCAGTAAGAATAGACGTTGCAGAACCTACAGGCATACCTCGCATTACGTCTGCCATATACCAGTCGCCTGCGCTGTTGGTTCGTTTTGCAATTATCCACTGTGGTTCATATCCCAACGTCACTGTTGCTTTACCAGTACCATCAGTAGTAAACGTCCCGCATGAAATCACATTGTCCGTACCCGTCAGGCCAAAGCCACCTGCGTCATGAGCAAAGAGGTAGGCGACATAGGTTTGACCGTTTTGATTGGTCAAGTCGTTATTCCCCACAGGGAACTGCGTTGCCGTTGCAGACTGCGATCCAAAGTAACCAGGACCAGAGTCTTGGGCAATCGTTAAGTTTAAAAAAAGCGCACTGGTTGGGCTTATAGACCTATGATACACGCACCAATTGTTGATCAGGCTTGTGCTTTTATATATAATCATCCCTGGAGTTGATCCGAGGTTGTGATTAATCATTCCAGCACTGCCTGTTCCCGTATAAGTCACAACATCAAAGAACTTCGGCTGCTTGCGAAAGGTCCATGAGACGTAGTTTGATACTGCATTTACTTCGTCCGAATTTCCCAATGAAAAACCGTTTGAGTTAAATGAAGTAACTCCTTGAGCGTCATACGATTGTGCGTCGGTTCTGTTTGACGCAAGACGCCAAGATGCCCCGCGAACGGTGTCCATCAACCTGTGGTAAATCGTTCCGTTCTGCCTATCTTTAATCCAAGTCAGCCCACCCTTACCCGACAGATCAATCCCGTTGGTGATCGTGAGAGAAGAAGCGTTGCCGGTGTAGAGGTACGTCGAGAAAACGTTTTCGATGTAAATGGGAGCAGATTGCTGTAAGAACTCGCCAAACCCCTGAGCGGACGCAGCACCTTTGGTTTCAATTAACGGCATCGCAGCCTCTTAAGCGAACTTGGTTTGTGAGGCAAGCACGGTGAACGTAGCCGCGCCCGTCTTAATGATGGTGTAGACGTACGAATCAATCGAGCTTGCATTGCCCGCTGATGGTGCCGTGCCGCCCTGCCACTTGGGGGTGACCGAGGAGCCGTCTACCTGCACTGCTGAGTTGTAATAAGCCGTGGAGCCTTGAGTCACAAGGAACGCGACTGTGAGCGATTGGCCGGTTTGCATCATGGAGTTCAAAGAAAGCGAACCAGATCCTCTGAAGTTCACCGTCCAGTTAGCGGAGGCATTGCTGGTGTAATACACCACGGCTTGTGTCGCGGCATCGTAATTGATAGTTCCCGTAGCTGCGGTTGCGGAGACTGTTGCTCCCTCTATCAACGCTTTGATTGCGCCATAGCTGTTTAGCTGCAAGATTCCGTTGTTTGCAACAGGGGTGAGACCAATCCCCAAGTTCCCACTGCTGTCGATACGGGCGCGTTCGGTGTTGTTGGTGGCGAAGACTATTGCCCCATTGGAGCGATTAGTCAGCGTTGCATTTCCGTTAAATGCCAGAACGTCAAAGTCCGTGCTAGCGTCTTGCACTCGCACCGCTGCGCCAGAAGTACGATAAACGTGGATTCCCGAACCAGCGGTAAACGAGGGCGAAGTTACCCCCACCCCCAAATTCCCACTCGCATCCAGCGTCATCGCCTGCGTGAAGGTGATAGCGTTTCCTGCTGTGCCGGAGGGGGCTTGCATCCACGCATGAACATTGCCTGTAATGCGATATTCACCTGCGGTATTGTTTGACAGATAAATTCTGTTTGTGCCGTTCCAGTAATTATTAGCAGCCAAATACATATTAGCCGCGCTATATCCCCAAACAGCCCCTTGAGTCAACTGCAAAGCACGGACTGAATTGGTTGTATCCCACCCACTCGGCGTCACCCCGAGGCCGAGGTTGCCGGAGGAGTCGAGGCGCATGACCTCTGTGCTGTTTGTTCCAAACGCCAATGTACTGGTTGCGGCGGCACGAATATAAGTCTGCTGAGCAGTGTTTGAAAAACTTAGGTAGTTTGTTGAAAGAATCTGAATATCACCAGAAACAGTCAGTTTGCTCCCCGGCGAACTCGTCCCAATGCCCACGTCACCCGCAGCCGTGATACGCATCCGCTCGGTGAGAGACCCGCCATCTGCTTTTGTATTAAACAATAAATCACCGCCCAGATTTCCGGCGGTTGAACCGGCTGTGATTGACCACACCCTAGCAATTTCTTTATTTGAACTATTTCCCTCTGTACCAAAACCAATTCGCCCTGCTCTATTGCCAGCGACAGTTGCGTCAGATGTCAGCCAAAGGTTGCCGCCAGTACTTGAAGCGCCATAAATCCCTAAAACTGACCCACCATAACCAGCCGTGTTTGGTGAGGTAGTACCAATCCCGACGTTTGTGCCATCAAACACAAAGTTCGCAGACCCAGCAAACGCACCAGCATTGTTGTACTGGACTTGCGTGGTTGAGCCACCGGGAGTCGATGTAATGCTAATATTTCCCGACCCCAAGATGCTGGTGCTATTGATAGTCTTGAAATCAGTGCCAGAGACGGCAGCAGCTACTGCGGTACCGTTTCCGACAAGCACCCCAGTGACTGAGGTTCGTATCGTAATAGCCGGAGTGGTTGTAGCGGTCGCTTTTGCTATCGTTCCTCCGAATCCGTTAGCAGTAGCTACAGTAACCGCATTTTGGTCAGCTAAAAGCGTAACGGTACCTGCGCTACTTTTGTAGTAGAGCTTACCGTCAGCGTAGTTCAGTGCAAGCTCGGCACCATTAGCGGAAGAGGTAAGGTTCGCCGCTGACGGGATATTCGAAGCGGTTCCGCTGCCATAAATAAGGATGGGGGTGTAGCCTGACTGTGCCATTTAGAATGCACCTCCGTAGATGCCTGTGGTTGCTGTTACCGTCGTAAAGGTTCCGGCAGCAGCCGTTGTTGCGCCGATCGTGGTGCCGTTAATCGTCCCGCCTGTAATCGCCACACTGCTTGCGTTTTGCGTCGACATGGTACCCAAACCCGAGATGTCCGTGTTGGGAATCGTGGCCGATGCAGTAAAGGCTGAAGTGCCGTTGCCTTTAACGTAACCCGTTAAGGTCGTGGCCCCGGTACCGCCGTTTGACACCACAAGCGTACCACTCAGTGTTAGGGTTCCGCTCGTAGTAATCGGGCTTCCAGAGAACGTAAGACCCGTCGTACCACCGGATGCAGAAACCGAAGTAACCGTGCCGCCAGCAGCCGGGGTGGCTGAGATCGTAATACCGCCTGCCGTATTGCTGATCGAGACATTAGTTCCGGCGGTTAGCGTATTAAGCGTGTAGCCTGAGCCGTTACCAATCAGCAACTGACCATTCGTGGGAGTAGCCGTGTTTCCGGTTCCTCCGTACGCGACCCCGATGGTAGTGCCTTGCCAAACACCCGTAGCAATCGTCCCGACACCTGTGATACCCGTGTAAGACCCGGTAAGCCGTGAAGTGCCAAGCGTTCCTGAGGATATGTTTGATGCGTTGGTTGTATCGGTTGTGGCTGAAGCTGCCAAGCCTGAGACTGCACCAGCGGCGATAGCAATCGAAGTATTCGTAACCGACGTGACGCGCCCATAAGTATCGACCGCAAAAACAGGCACTTGAGAAGCCGATCCATAAGTCGAAGCCGATACGCCGCTTACATCAAGCGACATCGTTTTAGCGGTTGATCCATCGAAGGTTGTACCGCTGTTAAAGACTAGTCCTGTTCCAGCGGTTAATGCTGCCGTTGTAGTTGCCGTAACCGTCGTCGATCCACCCAGGCTAACCAAGTTGCCGTTAATGGTGATCGAGCTATTGGCAAGCTGAGCGTTGGTAATCGAGCCGGAGGTAATCTGATTCGCGTTAATGGCGATCGAGGTATTCGCGGCGACGGTTATTTGACCCTGGGCATTCACCGTAAAGGTCGGAACCTGGGAGGCAGATCCATAAGCGGCTGCCGTTACGCCCGTGTTGCTGATGTTGATAGTGGTGGCAGGCGAGAAATTAAGACCCGTGCCTGCCGTGTAAATCTGGGCGGACGAAATCTGCGCAAAGGTAATCGCCGTCGTGCCGAATGTAATTGTGCCCGAGGTATTGCAGACATAAGTTTCACCGGCGCCGGTATCGCCCGACGTGACAAAGAAAGCATCGCCTTCGCCAAGGGCCGTCGGGCTTTTCAACCCGTAACTATTCGCATCGGTGGCTCGAGTAAGAACCCAAGCGACAGACCCGCTGCCAACCGTGGTAACCGTATAAACGCCGTTTTGTGCAGCATTCGTTTGGTTGTAAACCAGAATGCGATCGCCAGGGGACGCAGTCGGGCCATCCGGCGCAAAGGCTGCCAAAGTGCCTGCATTAGTAAGCGTAGCACCAACCCCTGATGCGCCGTTGTTATAAGTCGCGGTCAGGTTGCCGGTCGTGCTTGGAACCTCGTACTTAACCGGCGTGTGATAGGTAATGCCCTGCGCCGCGATCGTATCGACATAGGACTTATTGGCAATATCGTTTGCGCTTGTAGGCGTCGTGCTGATCGTGCCTGAAGTGGTCGTTAACGACGTAAACGTGCCAGCCGCGGCAGTGGACGCACCAATCACTGTGCCATTAATTGACCCGCCGGTGATCGTAACGTTGTTAGCATCCTGAGTTGACATCGTCCCCAGGCCGGACACCTGAGTATTCGTAATTGCGATATTTGTGTCGGCAAGTGCAGTTAACTGACCCTGAGCATTGACCGTAGCGGTCAGGGTTTTGGAGGCTGCGCCATAGGAAGCAGCCGTAACGCCTGTGTTTGATATGGCAATCGTTACTGGTGTCGAGCCGTCATAGCTTGTTCCACTTAAACCAGTGCCGATCGTAAGAGGGTTCGCCGCGGCGGCTGTAACAGTTACCGTACCGCCAAGACTCACCAAGTTCCCATTAATCGTAATTGCGCTATTTGCAAGCTGCGCATTCGATACAGTCCCGGAGAGATCCGAAGTTGGCACTGTCGAAACGGATGTAATCGCCGAG